GAACCTGCTGTCATATCAACTAAAGTTGTTGATGCGGCATACATTGGATTAAATAATCCTGTAATTTTAGTTGAGACTTCATAAGTACCATCTAACATATAAGGAGCACCACTTAAACTTCTTGATGTTACAGTTAAACTTCTATGTGTTGTTTCTGAATCAGCAAGTGAATTTGTTCCAATAGCAGATTCTATAGTATCCACTGGAGCCCAAAATCTATTTTTATCTGAACCATTTACAAAAGTAAATGCACCAGAAGAGCCAGTTGCTATACCAACTTTCATATCGTGAAACTTGTAATATCCACTAGCTGAAACTGAAGTAAAATCATTCATTAGACTTGCATTTGAGCCAGAAAATCTTCTTGTTAAAGAACCACTCATAGTAGTTCCACCCACATCAGCAAATTTACCATCTTGAAATGCTGATGGAATTACTGCTGGTTGAGCAGTTACCATTTTAGCTAATGTTACACCATTTGATGTACCAAACGATGTAGTTGTAATATCGTGAAATGATTGGGTTGTAAATTTATTAGAACCTTCATCTGGATTTGAATTAGAAGATACATCACTAAAAGATTGTGTTGCAATAATTCTAACTTTAAACTCAGTAGCGTTACCACTTGTTAACCCACCTAAACCAAATAACTCACTATCTGCAGATGAACTTACGATCGTAGAACCACCTGAGTTTGAATCAAAATCTATTTTGTAAGTAGGACCATTATCGTGATAAACTGAGATACCACTAAAAATTGTTGCACCTACACTAGTCCAACCTTTTGTTACTAAATAATTTAATGTTGCATTACTTAATGCAGTATAATTTGTTGGTAAATATCCAGATATACTATCAGTAGAACCTAAACTATTTTCATTAGTATCTACACTTGCAAATGTTTTTGTGTTTGGTGCGGCATCTGATACATCTAAAGAATGACTCATCGCACCAGCTATAAACCTAAGAATCTCACTTACGTGTGTAGTGTTATCAAAATTATTAAAATAACTACCTTCTAAACTTACACCCCACGGATTAGAAGTTGGATATCCGTTTTGTATATTATTAGTTTTTATAGCAGTTGAACCACTATCAGCCTGCTCAACTTGCAGAAAAGTATTACTATCAGAACCCGTTATTACAAGTGTCTGTTTACTTATCTTTTTACCAAGATAACTCAATTCACCCATTAAGTTATCTCCAATATACTAGCAAACACATCAAGGTCACTATTAGCATTAGCTTGAGTTTCTAATTTATCCCCCGCTCCCAAGTTAATTGGTTTCTCGATTACAGTTGTAGAATCTGCTGGAACTAAAACTGTTTTTAAGAGATATCGTCTTGTATTAAAATTAGCACTACCACTAATAGCTATATCAATAGTAGCATCATTTGTTCCATCAACATTACTAACATACATAGCGTGTACAACTGAGGTTGTATCAGCTGGGCAAGTGTAAATTGGTTGTAAGGTTGTAGTTGAACCTGTTGCTGCACTTTTAAAGGTTTGAGCCATTATTATCCTCCAAATACTATGGCTAAAGCAGTTGCTGTATCAACAACACTTGTGCCTTGTTCAAAAACTCTACCTGTTGTGTTTACACTACCTGAAGTTACTAAAACGTATTCTCCTTGTGTTGTATTCTCACTACCACTAATAAAAAGTGAACCAGTATTTATTTGAAATGAACCTGATAAATCTTTACTTAGTTGTTTCGAGTCTATTAAAGCCATAATCTTCTTGCTTTCTTTCTTCCCACCACGAAGTTATTGATTTTGAAATCTTCTTTTTGTGTTGGTAAGATTTTGGTTGTTTCATTTTCTCGATTGTTTCGAGAGTAAATTTTCTATCTAACTGAGCGCAGGATTTACATACAGTATTATTTTCCACTGCTCTATCAAAAGCATCTTTTCTTGTATATGTTAAAATTTTACTACAATCGGGACACTTTCTATTTTTTCTATTCTTCCAATGTCTTTTTCTCATCTTATATATAAATATCTAAGAATGGTAAAACCAAAGTGGAATTATGAATTAAATTTACCAAAACCAACAATTTCATCATCACTTGATAGGTTATAACCTAAATTAGATGTATTAACGTGCAATTCAAGTGTTGAACCTTTTTGTTGTATGTTTAACGCATCATATTCCATAATCATACCATTTATAAAAAACATAAAATCATCTTTACTTGTAGAAGTCATAGTGTCTGTAGAAGCTGTTACTGCAGCAAAACTTGCAGTTGTCGTACTGATACTAGCAGTATGTGTAAATGATTTTCTAAGATATTCATTTTGTGTAATACTTGTATTGAATGATAATCGAGCTGCTCGTTCCGTAGCTAAATCACTCGCATCATTTGCTACAGCACTATTAGCAATCTCATCGATAGCTGTACTTGAGTTTATACTAAGGGAACCTGTTAGTGCTAGACTTCCTGTAAATTCGTGTTTATCATCAAGGGTGTTTCCAAATAGTGTTGAACCACTTCTTTGTATTTGAAATGATTGAGTTAATTCACTTCGAATAACTTCAGCAACTATACTACCTGTTACAGTCAGATTACCATCTATAGTAGTATCCCCAGTAACCGATAACGAACCTGTAATATGTGTATCACCACCAAAACTAGCAGTTCCATTTGCACTACCAGATATACTTTTAGTTTTTAGCTCTAAAGGATTTTCTGTTGTAAAAGAATTAAAAGTTACGTTAGATGATGATTCTACCGCCTGTCCGATTGATAAAGTTATACTTTCTGCTTCTTGAAGATATATGAATTTAGAATCATCGTGTGATGCCGTTACACCTGTACTTCCACTTATCCTTATTGGTGATTTTACTATTAAGTTAGCCATCTTATGTATTGAATTTGCCGAGTGCTATTATCTCATCATCACTTTCTAAATTATATCCTATTGAAGAGTTATCAACCATTAAGTGAAAACTACCAGTAGAAACTTGTTTGATGGATAATGCATCGTGTTCCATATATTGTCCATTGATAAAAAATACAAAGTCATTTTCATTTGTTGCAGTCATATCAGTAGGTGCTGATGCAGTTGTTGCGTTAAAACTAGCAGTCGCAATGTTTACTATTGAATTAGATGTTTTAAAGAAACTTTTTCTCAAATAATCTTGTTTTGTTCCCAAATCAGTTGTAGCGAATTGTTTTACAGCATTTTCTGTAACTAATGCTGTAGTACTTGAATCTGTTAGAGAAGTATCATTTGATATTTCGTTAATTGTATATCCATTTAAAACAAGTGAACCTGTTAGTGCTAAACTACCCGTGTAGGTATGTGAATCATCTTGAGTATCTCCAAACTTACTAGAACCACTTGTAAACAAAATAGATGCAGATACAAATTCTGTTTTAACTTCTTGAGCAGTTAGTATACCACCTACAGTTAAATTACCATCTATAGTAGAATTAGATGTTACATCTAAACTACCAGTTACTTTTACACTACCTTGTATACCATCACTACCATATGATATACCACCTATTTGTGCACTACTAGCTGATATGGTATTGAAAGTTACATCAGCTGATGTACCAACCGCTTGTCCTATTGATATAGTTTGTTGTAAGTTATTAGAACCATCCCAAGCAACACCAGTATTACTTATTGTTATACCAGTTCCTTGTAGTAAGGTTAATGGGTTTGAAGTTGAAATACGTACTTCTGTTCCAACTCGTGGTAGCGTATCTTCAGTTTCAGGATCGGGTGCTTCAGGATCGAATTCAGAAAATGGGCGTTGTACATCAAAACCTCTTCCAACTACAATCGGTGATTGTCTATGATGTGCTGTTTTACTATAATCTAAATTACCATAACCTGTTTTATCTTTACCTAAATCTGCTACCTCTGTACCAAAAACTAATCTCTTTGGTGATAAGAATCTTTTTGTTGTTAATTCATCATTAAATTTTTCAGGTAGTAGGTAACCACGAAAGTTAAAATTAAACTCTGTTCTTATAAGTCTTTCTTCTGTACTGATTTCACTAGCATCAGTAAATTCTTCTACGTTAACTCTGAACTTAAACTTACCTGGCTCACCCCAATATGAACCATCAGAATATGTTATTTGTTCTATTAGGTGATTCATTTGTTCTACGTAAGTAGTCCAAACTCTAGCTTGATATTGCATAGTAACAAAATCAGGCATAGAAACTCTAAATATTTCTTTTTGAGGTCTTAAGCCTGTTTGTGTTGAAAACTGGTCATATCTATTTACGTTACTATACTTTTGTTTAAACGTTTGAAATATGGCTGGTTTGTTAGCATCTAACTTATCCACTGTTACTTGTTCATCTTTTTGAAGTGATATTCTTCTAAAAAGAATAACAGGTGTTATTATCTGTCCACCCTTATCTCTTATATAACCATCTGCTCTTGAAGCTTTCCATCTTTCAGGATTACCATAGAATACAGGAACTTTTACTTTCTCACCTTGTTCACTAACTTCTGGTTTAATAACCTCATTGAAGTAGTACATAATCGCAGCATCAAAGTCTTTAATCGTAGCGGTGATGTTCTTTACATCATCTTTATCTCTTCTTAATAATTCACCACGATTGAACTCATTTCCTATATATCTCAGAGCTCGTGGTAACGGCTTATTTCTTGCCATTAGATACTCCTAACTCTCTCAATTTGTAACTGTGTTCTTCTCACTAAGAATGTTATGGCTTGAATACCAAACTTTGCATCATCTCTACCACCAACCATCTGAGAATCATTTAAACTCTGTATTTCCCAATAGTTGTCAAACCAATCTATGATATCACCTGGTTCTAATACAAAACTAATTTCTGTTAATGATTTTCTTAAAAAGTTGAAAGTAGCATTTGTTTTTTTATCAGGTCCATATTCACTATTAAAAGTTTCAGCAGGATCTTGTGCAACTAATGCAGCTAACTTAACGCCTGGTTTGTAAAACTTACCACTAGCAGCTTCACCATACATATTTACTTTTGTATCTTGTTCAGATACTTTGTAAACATATACAATAGAATTAACTATACCATCTTGGTCTGTATATGGATTTCCAATTAGCTCTTTATTAAACTCTTGGAATCTTTCTACATCTCTATCATTAAAAAATCTTCCAGCCATATTATTAACCTATGTAAATTGGAAGTGGAACTTTAGTTAGTTTTTCTTGTAATAACGTAGCACTATCTCTATCTGCTTCAGTTAGGTTTCGTTGACTTGTTTTTTCTAACATTTCTCTAAGTTGTGATACTAAACCCTCTTTTTCAGCAGCTGCCTCGTTTCTTAAAGTATCTCCATCCATTTGAGTTTCACCATTTGGTATAGGTAAGTTTTGGTATTTACTTCGTACTAACCCTAAACTCTCTTTACACAAAGCTAATGCATATTTTCTTATCCATTGTTTACCCACATCATTAATTTGTTTATAGACAATATTATCATATGGTGCATTTGAAAAATCTGATATCTCATCTGCTACTGAAGCACTATAGTAATTCTTAGTTACTGAATCTCTATCACTAATTGTTAGGTAATCAAAGTATAATGTAAACTCATCGGTAGGTATAGGAAATATTCTCATTTGATTATTCATCATTTGGAATGAATAAGCAGATTTTCTAATCTGGTCATTTAATTCTATAGCCTGTACTCTTAGTATATCCTCATATATTGGCATCAAAGTGTAGGTTACTGCAGGTGAGTAAGTGCCAAATCCAAATCCATCTAATAGATTGTGAGTTCCCATACCTGTAGATGCGTATGGGTCAAAAAATCTTCTTATTGCAGGTGTTTGTGAATGATATATTCTTTTTACTTGTATAGCACCACTTTCACTAACATCGGTAAATAATTTATCAAAGTCATATACTTGGCTACCACTTGTTATTTGTATTGAACCAGTCTTAAAACTTGTCAAACCACCCACACCAGCTGCTGTACCATATTCTTCTGCTAATCGTATGGTTCTTCCCATAGTTGGTGTAATATTCTTTTGTGATAGATTAGAACCTGTACTTTGTCCTTTTAACGATAATAAATTATCTGTAATATTAAATTGATTAACTTGTGCTGAATACTCTGTAACTGCTTCTTCAAAGTTAGCATAAAAACTACCTGAAGTTAATTCTACAGCGACAATCGGATATCCTAATCTTTTAGCTGCCCATTCTGCAAATCTATCCACAGAATTAGCGCTTGAGCCTGAAAATTCTGTATCTGAATCATAAAATCCGTAAGGTGTTTGACCTGATGCGAATGAACTACTTCCGGGCCAGATTGGTTCTGCTGCCATAATAAATCTCCAAAATTTGATATTTTAACTCATTAATAAATATCATCGCCAACCAAAAAAGGGGAAACCGAAGTTCCCCCTCTTTTTTTCATTTTTGTATAATAAATCAGCTTCAGGACTGATATTATTATGCACCAACTATAGGTAACTCTGAACCGAACCACTGTGTTGCATCCAATGCAATACACAATAGAATAGTATCAGCTGCTACAGTAATAGCAGCATCGTCTGATGCTGGATTAATTTTATCACCTGAACCTGGAAATACTTCTAAAGCATTAGATCCATTGTTGTTCAAGATAACAAAGATTGTTCCAAGTGTTACAGAAGCGATAGTAGGTAATACTACTGCTTTTGTTCCATCAGCAGCAGTTACATTAACGATTGAACCACCAGTAGCGCTGATTGATGCAGCGTTACCCTGATTAGCTCCTGTTGCTGTTACTGCCTGAATACCTAATCCAAAGACACTACCAGCAGCCATTACACCACCATCTACTAATGTCATTATTGAATCAGTTAAGTTATCCATATAATTAGCATTTGATTCTCTTAACTTTGATTTAAGAGCAGCTCTTCCGGTACTTGCCATTATATTTCTCCATTCGATAAGAGGATTTCCTGCTTCTCTTATCCCTTAATTGTTAGATTACAATACCCACGACATCCGTCGCCAGGGCTGGAAATTAATCTTCATATATAAATAGAGTATATATTGAAAACCAAAAAAGGGGAAACCGAAGTTTCCCCTTTTAAGTTAACTTAACTTAGTTTAAATTAATTAAACGTAGTTAACGTCAGCAACAATGATTTTACCGTAGAATTCACTACGAACCATTTTCTTAGCGTAACGAGTCATAACACCTTTACGTGGTGTAAAGTTCTTAGGATCGTATACTAATGGTGTCATTATTAATGGTACGTATGGAGCGTAAACAGCACCTGTTTCTAAGAAGTTAGATCCTCTAAATCCAACAAGGATTTGGTTCTCTAACATATAAGGGTTCTTATAAACAGTAAATCTGTTATTGATTTGTCCAACTCTCTGTACACCCATTGCGTAGGATGCAGTAGAAGCATCACCATCAGCTGAGCTAGCATATCCAGGAATTGATTCTAAGATTGTAGCTGTCTCAGGAGAAACAACTATGAAGTTTGCACCACCTCTTAGAGTCTTTTGATGAATTGCGTTAGATACTGCTTGTATCTTGTTTCCAAGTGTTTGGAACCACTCGCCTTTAGTGTATGCGTTGGAAGCGCCACTTGATTCAGTAAATGAACCTACGCCGTCATACTCATATCCAACTCTTGCTGACCATCTTTCAGTCTTAGCAGATGCATTTGCAAATAACATATCAAGGATTTCTAAGTCGATTTCCATTGAGATGTACTCACTTAACATAGAAGTCAATTCTGCTTCAGCGTCAACTGAATGATAAGCGTTAAGATCCTGAGCAAGCTCTGGAGTCCAAACAGCTTTTAACTTACGTGTTTTTGCAATTATTGGAATACTCTTTAAGCTAATATCAACTTCTGGTATGTCGATGTCAGCTTCAGGATTTGCGTCAACTGCACCTGCACTAGCTTCAAACTCAGTACGTGAGTAGTTTGTTGTTGATTGCTTGTGGAACTTAACTCCAACGCCGTTAGCAGCGTTGAAAGTACCAGCAGCAATAAAACGAACTTCACTTTCATCAGCTGATGCTGAGGTGTATGCTGGGTAGAATGCGGTTACGCCAGAACCAGAAAGTTCGAATGCACGAACTCCATTAAGATCTGCACTTGATAAGTCAGCTGCTCTAACGTGAACGTTATGTATTGAGCCTGAAGCGACAGAAGCAGATAGATCTGGTTCATAATTAACATCTTTCCAAACTACGGAAGATGTTGTGTATTTATTAGCACTAAGTGATGAAGCAATTTCAATTACACTTGAGCTAAAGTCATTGATGGAATATCCAAAACGACCTGCACCATACAAACCGCCAGATGCATCGCCAGAAGATGATGTATCACCAAAGATATCAGCATTCTCTGTATGCAAACCTGTAGCTTGTGCTGAGCCGTACTTGAAGTCCAAGTAGAAAATAAGACCAGATGGTAAGTTCATTGGCTGAACAGAAACGAATTCCTGTGCTGCTAATTCACCAAAGATTCTACGAACCAAAGGTAGAGCAACTCCGCTCCACTCTTCAGAATTTGCAGAAGTACCAGTCTGAGAAGATTCATCAATTAATTGACGAGCCTGATTCTCAAGAAGAACTGCCATACCGTGTGTCTTTGTTTCATTACCAATACCTTCTAAAAGACCGGTTGGTTCCCATTTTTCTACCAACTTACGTGTTTGCTCTAAAAGCGCACGTTGTGGATTATATCCATCCATAATTTCAGATAATTGTTCGAATTTTGGCATTATATTTTCCTTATTTCTTTCAATTTATCCATTAAAGGATGTTAGCTAATTTCTTAAATCGGTTACGCATCTCACTGCCTTCAGTAATTACTTCCTCTGTTTTTTCAGATTTGGTGCTTGCTGTTGCTTTTGATGCAGAACCCTTCACTTTGACTGATTCATTTACTACTTCGTTCTTAGAACCAAAAGATTCTGCTAATGTTGAGTAAACCAACTTAACTTCTCTAATATTCTTTGCACGATCAAATGTTTCAATCACTTTAACTTTTTGTGCCTCGCTTAAGCCATAAGCACGGAAGAGTTTGTTTGTGAATAAAAGTTTTGCGTTAAGCATATTAACTTCAGAAAGTTCACCTCTTAATACTTCTACAGTATCACGGTATTCTTTCAATTCAGCTTCTAATGCTTCAACTTTATTTTCTTCTTCTTCAACTTCATTCTCTTCTTCGAGTGATTTAAGGATTTCTTCTAAGTCGATTTCTTCATCAACTTCCTCTTCCTCTTCACCTTCAGTCATTTTACCTTTACCAGCTTTGCCAATATCGGTTGAACTACCTGATTTTTTGTCGTGAGCGTTGTCGCCTTTGCCGATTCCTGAGGAAACATCATTTTCATCAACTGTTTCTTCCTCTTCGTCGCCCTCTGCAACAGGCTCTTCATCTGCAGGTTCGTCATCTTCTTCAAGTTCAGATTCGAGTTCCTTAATTACAGCTTCTAGATCTAACTCCTCATCCATTTCATCTTCGTCGTCTTTTTCATCTTCCATCTCATCTTCTTCTTCATCTTTCATTTTCATTTCATCGACTTCGACTTCATCAACTACAGGAGCATACTTTACACCATCAATCTCGATAATTTCAGATTCATCAACTTCTTCTTCTTCATCTTCATCTTTCATTCTCATCTCATCCATATCGTCATCTTCTTTAGAATCTTCGTCAGATGGATCTTCATCGGCATCTTTCATTCTCATCTCATCCATATCTTCATCTTCATCATCTTTCTTCATTTTCATTTCTTCAACTTCGTCATCTTCAGTTACTTCTTCTTCACCATCGATTTCTGATTGAAGTTTCTTAGAAAGCATAGACTGTATAGTAGGTGTGAAAGCTTCTTCTAATGCTAATTTAGCATTTTCTATTGCTGTTTCACGGACTGCTTTAGCGTCTGCGATGGCTTCTTTCAATAAGTCATCCATTACTAAATCTCCATTTAGGATTCAATATAGTTATTTTGAACTATAATATGATTAAGTTTAAAGCGGAACATCGTATGTCGGTAGAATTACCCACGATGTATTTTTACTTTTCTTACATATAAATATATATAAAGTAAAAAATATCAGTTGTTTTGAGAATTTTTTTTCATTCTCAATTTTGCTTTCAAACGTTTTTTTCTTTTTGTTATAGATGGTTTTTCATAGAACCGTCTGTCTTGTAACTCTAAAAGTATTTTAGAATCTTTTACTTTTCGTTTGAACTGACTTATAGCCTTTTCTATATTATTTTTACGAACCTTTACTTCTATCAAGTTAACCTCTACTTATCTTTACGAGCTGCTATAGCTTTTGCTATTGCTTTTCTTCTTTTTGCTAGATACTCATCTGAATCATCTTTATCACCATCGTTATCAATATCACCATCTTCTTTACCAACTGGATCCATAGCTTCACCTAATTCAAAGTATCTTCCAAGAATGTTACCCATATCCTCATATAATACAGCCATTCTTTCTTTTAGTTGTTGTGCTTCACCAGCTATCTTACCAAATTGTTTGGAAAAGCCAGTTAATTCTTTCATATTACGATTTACTGTAATCTTATCAAAATTCTCATCAGCTTCAGTAAGAGCATATTGTTTAGCATATTCTGCTAATTCAGAAAGTCCTTTAGCTACTTCTCTCAAATCATTCTCACCAAAAATGGTTTTTCTATAGTTACCAAATGTGGATAACTTTTCTGTTAACTCAGATGCAGATACGCTTGTTTCTTCTTCATCCATACTTTCTTGCTTAATAAGTTTTGATAACTGAATACCATTCCCTATTGGCTTCTCAGTAACAACACCACCTATTGTTGCAAATTCTTTGATAATATCTTTCATTTTAACCATTATTGGCTCCTTACTTTCTAAGTTTTCCTCGTTTAGAGTATCTTCTGAAACCATCTCTTACTCGGTTCCATAAAGCCCTCATTAAATCTTTTTGTCCTGTACCAGTATCTCTAACTGGACCTGACATAATTGCTCTTTGTAAATCCATAGCATCGTACTTACCAGCTTTTACACCATCCATCATCATTTTTACAGTTTGTGCTGATGCTTTACCAATCATCTTTCCCATCTTTATAACATCTTGTTCAACCATTTTCTTTGCTTCTGGCGAACTAAATGGTAATTGTGATGGTGAACTAAAAGGTGCTTCATCAACCATATTTTCCATTAGTCTTTTATAAATAGATTTTTTCATTATCTTCTTAGTCCTAATGATTTTCTAAGTCTTAATGACTTCATTCTTTTTCTTAAAATTCTTTTACCTTTTGCTTTTCTTTTTATAGCAGCTCTTCTCTGCCCCCTTTTCTTTCTAACTCTTTCACCTGTACTTACCATCACACAAGCTTTTTTGGATGGACTATACTTCATACGAGGTGGACAAAAGGCTTTTAACTTAACCCTACGATTTCGTATTACTCTACGTTTTCTTAGTTCAGTTAGAAAAGCTAATGCAATTTCATCAACTGTTTTTGAATTCTCCCACATTTCATCTTCAACTAAGTCAAAGAATCCATTCCTATCAGCGTATTCTATTAAACCATATATCTCGGTTAGTTTCATTAAATTAACTTACCTTTGGATTTTTCTTTAATACGTAAACCACTTTGTTGTTAGTAGCCATATGTTTTGGTGCAAATTCATATAATTGATTTTGTTGAAGTTTAGATATATCTATTCTTCCACCATCCCATAAATCTATATGTCCTGTAGTACCTGATTCAGCAACAATAACACCACCCATTCCAAAGTCGGAACCTGTGAAACTAGCACTTGTATTACTAACTTGAATTACTCTAGTCCATTTGCCAGGAACTCCAAATTTTTGAGCCTGGTTATAATCGGTTGGGTGATCGTTCATTCCCATAATTTACTCCTAAGTATTTTTTCTTTTCCAGTCAGCTAATTTGACTTTCATTTCAATCACATATTTTTTATAAAAACGCTGTAGCTCTAATACTTGTCTTTTGTAATCAGCATCTTTATCTTTTGCTAAATCTTTCATAAGAGTTTTCATATTTCTATCAACTCTATCCATAGCACTTTCAATAGATTTAAAGTAATTATCATATCCAGCAAAACCCATCTTTATCTTTCCTTCAGATAATCTAAAATTTCTCCACTTAGTCCACATTTCTTTTGTGTATTCTGGCATTATTCTTCTCTCATTATCTGATTAATAACGTGTTCTACTTTACAATAATCTCCACAAGTTCTACCTTGTGTCTTATCTACTGATTCATTCATTGGATACATAAATGCACCGTGTGTAGATGGATTGGATACGAAATCAAAAGCGATGAGTTCAAAATCTTTTTGAACTTCCTGTGCCTCTTTACCACTATCTTCAGTTACAGTCTCTACTGAACCAACACCTCTTGATGAAATACCTAACTTGATACCATTTTTAAATAACTCTCTTAAAATATTACCACTTGGTGTTGTTAAAATTTCTACTTCACCTATTAAATCGTTTCCTCTCCAATTCATATCAGTAATATTATGTGAAACGTTAGCAAGGTTTACTACTGAACTATCTGGATGGTCAAGTTCACCCATAGCTCTCTTTTCTTTTACAAAATTCTTTGAATACTCGTTAGCTTCTCTAACTAATATTTCTTTAGGATAAACTCTACCATTTTGGTTTTTAGCTTCTGCTCTTTGTAATACACCACGTACAACTAACTTTCCGTTGTTCTCTTTTACAGATTCAGTTATCTGTTCAGGTGTTACTTCAAAAGGTAGATAATCTACTATAAGTTGTTTATTCATACTATTTCACTTTCTTATAAATACGTTCAACCTCTTTCATAAAAGAAGTTATATTCTTTTTATACATTCTACCTATCTCTTTTGAAAGTTGTACGTTAGTTGGATTAGCATCTTTTAATATCGCTTGTTGCATATCAAACATAGATTTTCTTAATCCAGCTTCTTTTTTCATCAGTTTCATCTTAGAAGCTTTAACAGCCTTTTTATCGAGAGGTGATTCTACTAAAAAATCTTTTAGCTTTATCATTGTAATTTACCGATTTTGTTAGATAGTCTAACTAATCTTTCTGCTATTTTACCTAAAGCCTTATGTGTATTTTTCCAATATGAACTTGAGTCTACTTTTAATTCACTTTTTAGTCTAACAGCCATATCGATTTGTTTACTTAAATTTTTCAATGTGTAATTTACTTCACGCATTGATTTACCAATTTTTTGTCTTGGTGTGAACTCTTCATTATTTCTCCAGTCGTGGTATCTACCCTCATTTATATCCTCAGATACATAACCACTACCACTAGCTATTTGCTTTCTTCTATCCAATGGAACACCATCCTTAGTACCTTTACCACTAAAGGCTCTTGGTGTCATATAGCCTGGCGTAGCTGAAGAAGTTGATACCTCTTCAAGTTCTTGTCTTATTAGTTCTTTAAGAAGTTCTATTAGTTCACTTTTTTTCATTAACTTTTCCTAATTCAGTTACTAAATCATAATAACGTAAAACAGAAGTAAGTGTTTTCTCTGATACGTGTTTTGTATTCTTGATTTCTTGTATCTTATTGATAGCACCGTGTAACTTAATTCGTGTGATTTCATCGTTAACTTTATTAACGTGTTTTTCAAGTTTTGCTTCAATAATATCTAATTTATCATTAACAAAAGTTTTTAATTCTTCATTATCAGAAACATTGTAAATATATTTCTTCAATACTTCTTTTTGCTCTGTAGTTAACTTAGAGTATTTTTTATTAAACTTATCAACCAATGTTTTGTAAGCAAGTAATCTAACATCTGTATCACTTTTTGAAAATTCACTAAATACTTCATTCTCTTGTACTGGCTTTTTCTTTGGTGATGTTGATATAGTTTCGATTAGAGTAAATTTACTGTTTACCTTTGCAACTGGATTGAGTATTTTATCAGAAGATACTTCTTCAAATAGATTGTAAACAGAAGCGTAAAATTTATAATTTGGAATTCTTGCGTTAAAAAATTCTTTTGAATCAAATGATTCGTTTACTTTTTTAACTAAGTTATATTTTTCTTTACGTAACTTAGAATTAGATAGTTTTTGTCTAGTTTCTAAAACTACGTTAAGTAAATCAGTCGCCATAGCCTGATTCTTGGTTTTTTTATTTTGTAAGATGTTGTATAATTCTAACTCTTTTGATATTTCAGTATCTTTTCCAAAAAATTCTTTAAAGATGTTAACTGCTTTACTTTTAGTGTTATCATTGAGAACATCGGCAGTTAACTTCCTCGCTAGAAGTTCATACAATATACCAACATTCTTTACTTTGGAATGTTTTATTTTATTCATCACACAAATGCTCCGTGTTATCGTAATTTCTCTTAACTATAAATATATAAATACATTAAATTTTGTTATTTAGAGTAGAATCTACTTCTTTTTCATACTCTTTTTTTAACTCTTCTGATTCATTTATGATTTTTTTATCGTTTTTAGCTATCTTTTTTAGAGATGTTTTCATATTATCATAATGAGATAGAGCTAAATTAGTTGCAGCAACTACTCTATCGTGTTTACCTAAAGGATCTCTTCCTCTAGCACTTCCATCTTTACTGTATTTTGGTAATTCTTTTGGTCTTCCAGCGCCTTCGTGTCCACCCTCTGGTGCTCCACCCTCTTCATCAAACTCATCTAACTCGTGTCCTGTTCTACCCATAGCCAAATCTGCTGGTGTTCCTTGTGATTGTCCTGATTTTTCAGGATCATTACCCTCATTTTCTATCTGAGAGCGTCTGAACTTTTCTTTAGTATCATCTATTATCTTGTCTCTCTCTGTTTTAATATCATCTTTACTGAAATTAAATACATTTGAGTAAATCCAATCAGAAGAAACTAACCCATCTTGTAACATCGAAGATGCTAATTGTGTCTTACTACTCCACAACTCTACTTTTTCTGTTTCATATATTGTAGATGGGTTTGTTAAATTTAATTCAAAGTTTACTAATTCAGCATCTTTAAATCCTTGTGCATATAAATGAACAATAGCTATCTTAGTTAACTCTGATACTGTAATTCTTTGTAATCTTTCTATGGTACGAGCAAATCTTACATCCTCAGCTGCTAATGTAGCTTTAGCACCCAATCCCTCTTCATATCCTAAGAAAGCTTTTGGCACTCTTAATGCAGCCATCATTTTATTTCTGAGGTATTCTATATCATCAGTAGCCTCATATGTTAAGCCTGGTAATGAATCGATTTGTGTTCCACTATCACCACCACGAACTGGTAAGAAGAAATCTTCAGTTATGTTTTGCATATTGTATTTGAGATTATATTCGCCTGTTGTTTGGTCTATAATAGGTGCCTTCTTCATCTTATCAACAATTTGCCCCATATAGTTATCAACTTCATTTGGTGGTATGTTTCCAATATCTACTCTAAACACTCTCTTTTCAGGTGCTCTCATAATACGATGAATTAACATCGCATCTTCCATAAGAGATAATTGTTTCCATATTTTTCTACCACTCTCAATCATTGATTTACCGTAAGGTAGATAGTTTGTATCAGCCAACATTCTAAAATGTGCTATTTCAAAATTTTCAAACTCTGTCTTAATAGTTGATACTGAACGTCTTGGGTCTGATGTTTCTTGTACAAATTTTACCATCTCAGGATTCTCAGGATCCATTCCCTCTATCCTTGATAAATCATATGGAGACATTGGTTCTACATTTGTAATACCATATTTCTCTGCGATGTTTAACTTTAAAAAGAAATCTCCATACTTACACATATTACGAATCCACGGCCAGAGATTAAATTCTATATTTAAAATATCATAAAATAAGTTATTTAAGATTTCTTGTATATTCTTATTACTTGAATTTATGGTTAATACGTTTCCATACTCTGATTTCATTGTTGATTCATCAGCGTAAATATCTAATGCAGAACTAATGATTGGGTCAGCATCCATCGATTCATAATCTTTAAATAATCCCAACCTTACAGTACGAACCATAGCGGTATCTGAATAACCACTTAATCCTAAAGGACCTGCGCTACCTTTATACAGCTTAGTATATCTATCTACTAAATGTGATTTAGCATTAGCTTGTATTTCATCGGTATCTATTACTTTTAATTTTCTTCCACCAACGTTTCTGATTATTACATTTGTAGAAAACAATCTTTGTAGTCTACCAAATAATGATGTATCAGCCATTTTTTACCTCACTATAAAAGCCATTCAAGGCTTTCCTTATTTTTACCGACTTCCCATTTCCAAGAATCGGCTTTATCTGTTTTGTTAGTATAGACTCCTTGACTATTATACTGATTCATACTATCAAGAGCTTTTCTCTGTAATTGAACACCTTCAGCACGTAATCTAAGAGCAGTTTCTCTTACCCATAGAGCTACAGCATATGACATAACTAAGTCATCATTGTATCCTCTCATTGCCTCAGCGCGTTGCCCGTTATATATAAATACAAACAACTCATCAATTAAACGATTTGAACTAACTTCTACTAACTTTTCTCTAAAAAATTCTTCTAATTTAGCAACAACTAATGGTCTTGTTTTCATTGACATTGTGAAACCAGGCACCATCTTCTTTTCTTCTCTATAATGTTTATTTGTCATTTGATGTTCTACATCAACATACTTTAAATCTTTACTCATATAGAATAGGTTAGGGTAACCTCTATCTATAATTTGTTGAATAGCTGCCCAACCAATATTGTTATTCTCCACAACGAGTAATGCATTGTTATACTCTGCAGATATATTAACTAACAAGTTACCAAAATCTCTTGTAGACAAAACACCTTTGTATTCTGCTACTTGTTTTAAAGTTTCTAACTCAAGTATATGAAATGCTGAAAAGTCTGTAGAATCTCCCCTACTAACGTCAGCACTAACTATGTAATCTTTAGTATAATTTGGTGGTTCCCATATCCATAAATTACTATCCACTCCACGTTTTTCCATAGGTTCATTAACAAACTTAGTTTTTTGTTCTTCAAGTAGAACACCATCAATTACAGTTTGTCCTGAACTTATAAAATCACAATCACATTCTTGAGCTGCAAGTGATGGACCAAGTAATTTATCTTGTTCATCTCTCCACTCTTGCCCTCTATCTGGATGTACAGTCCAATGAAGTTTGATAAAATTAAAATCATTAATACCATCTTCAGCATCCATCCAAGTTTTGTGAAACCAATTACCAATACCATTAGGTGTAGATAGTGCGATACATTGTCCACCAGTTGATAGTGTCTGAGAAGCCGCTGCCCATATCCCATCAATCTTTTCAATGAATGCTGCCTCATCAAGTATCAGTAACGATAGTGCTTCAGAACGACCACTATCCTCACCACTTGATACAGCTTTAATTTGAGAACCATTTTTATATCTAAGATTTAATTTATTATCTTCAACACACTTTGCCTTTAACCAAGTAGGTAAATTTGCGTGCATCACACGAACTTTAGTAACCAAGTTTTTAGCAACATCTTGTTTAGTTGCTATAACCAATATATTCTTATCTTGATTAAAAGTCATCATCCATAGTGAGTAAGCAGCTGTAAGAGTTGATATACCTAATTGTCTAGCTTTTAAGATAACGTTAAATCTATGTAACAATAAATCAGACATAGTTTTTTCTTGAAACTCATACAAATCAAAAGGTATCTTACCTTTCATTGGATGTTGAATGACACAATACTTCTTTACAAAGTAGCTTGGGTCACTAGCACATTTAAGATATTCTTTTTTAATAGCTTCTTTTAGTGGTGCTGGATTAGCCAATTATCTTTCCTGTTTGGTTAATAAGTGTGATTACTGCATACGATAATACAGAACCATATCCAAAATATAACCATTTGTTTTCATACCAACTTGGTTTAACTAACTTAACCTTTTTCTCTGTAAGAGCTAATTGTTCGTTAGT